TCCCAATACATTGTATTACCACCTTTATTAGTCATTCTTGGTTGACTCATAGGTGTAAGTGCTGGTTGAACTCCTACTTTATTAATTACAAAAAATGTATTTGTGAATTGTGAGTTATCTTTACGAGACATTGGAAACTTTTGATTAATAAAGTTACCAAACTGTGTTGACATGGCACCCGCGTTCCACATCGGATTGTTTTTACCTTGTTCGATACTTAAATCACATGGTATAGAACCTACTGAATCCCATAGAAACAATAAATCATGAGGTAAATTACCTTTCTTTTGTTCATCTAAAATATCAGCTATGAACGCTGATACATCTTCAATTGAATTTAAAGATGATCTATCAACATAAAGAAAGAAACCACTATAATTCATTACTTCGCCTGTTGCTTCATCTGGAATTGCATTACATTGAAATCCCATTTTTTGAGCATGAATGAAATCCCATTTCATCTCAGTGATGATAAACACAGGCAATATACCCATCTTTTGAGCAGCGACAGCTGTCTCAATCAATAGTGTTGTTTTACCTGTATCTGAACCACCTCTAGCTATTGTGATATGACCCATTGGTATACCAGGTATAGATAAAGTGTCCTGCATCGCTGGTGAAAATGGGATCCACTTCTGCGTCTTAAAATTTGATGACTGATCCAGCTTTTTTGTTTTCTTGAATTTATCAAGATCAAATGTACCCTTAATTGCTTGAGAAACACTTGTATTTACACTTTTAGCTGATTTAGCCATAATAATTATTTATTAAAAAGTTCATCAAATTCATTCTCGTCAAATCCTTTTTTCTTAGTATTTAACGCATAATTAGTCTTAGGTGATTCTACTACTGGTGTGTCTGTAACTTCGTCAGTTGTTTCTTCTTCAGTAGTTGTTTCTTCACTTGGTTCTAACCATTCCATCAACATGTTTTTCATTTCATCAAACTCATATTTCTTATAGAGTTCAAGTACATCTGGTTGTTCACTAATCCATTTTTTAATGGCTTCATTATCATCAGATAATCCTGATGTTTTTGGTTTAATACGAACTGATGATTTATTGAATTTAGTACCTGTAACTTCAGGACCAACAGTATCGATTGTTAAATCTCTACCATCCATAATATCAGTGTAATCTCCAATATCCTCATCTTCAGCAATACCTAATAGTTCAAGATACATTTCCCTACCAAACTGCCATAGACGAACACCTTTATCTTCTTCGCCTCTAACAATAACAGGAACAAATATCCTCATTTTAGGACTAATTTTCTTAGCTAATGACCAATTTTCCTTGTCACTAGTTTTTCTTAACTGAGATGCAAATTCAACAATTGGATCTTTTTCACCAAAGTTAGTTAACGATAACATTGTTTTGTTTCCAATACCATAATGAAACATCACTTCTCTAAACGGATTAGCTTTGTTAAATTTGGATGGAACAATACGAATTACTGCTTTGCCAATAGGTGGAGCCCAAAATGTCTTAGTACGATCTTCTTTAATGAAGCCGCCTTTTTTGTTTTGCAACGATTGCATACGTTGCTTAATTTGATTTAAATCCATATTATAACTGTTTATTTATTTATAACTAAATATAGCATCAGAAAAATTAGAGGCCAAACCTAAGTTAACAAAAGCTTTCATTTCTAAAAGCTCTTAGTTAATATTAATTATTTTGTGAATTGTTGTTTCCAATTTTCTTAATTGGTCTGGACCTTGTGTGAGTAGAATTGTGTTGCGATAGTCGTTCCATTCTATTCTGTAATTAGGATCTGCATAACCATTATTTAAAGATTTAATTAACGCGTTTAAAGCATTAATAGTATATAAAGTATTCGATTCTTTTTTACGATGTACTAATATAGTGTTAGGTAATACAGAAGTTGTACTCATATTACCTGGATCAATATTATAAGTAAATATAACCTCGTCACTATCTTTTGATTCTAAAATAAAAATTTTATTATATAGAATAGAGTAGCGACCAGTTATAATGTCTAACGTTTGATCTATGTCTTCTTTCTTTGCGAAAGTTCCGAATAACTTATTGGCCAATTCTTGTATGGTTATATTATATTCCATAAATATGTTATTTTTTTACTAAAGCGCCATAATTCTCGCCAACACTCATACGGGTTGGGAAACCATTAGCCTCTAGCTCTTGTTTAATTTTGGGTAATAATGTTTTAATATCTTCTTTAGCTACATCTAACAATATAGAATCATATGTGTATAATACTATTTTAGTTTTTTTACCATCTAGTAATTTTAACACACGTTCTAATGTTAATGTATTATAATATGTTTCGTATGATTGGATTAAGTAACTTAATATTTTATTTTTATTTGGATTTTCTATTTTTATTTGTGGTATAGTAATACCTGAAGGTAATATTAAACTATTAATATGTGTTGATTTGAATTCTTTCCATTTATTATCTAACCATTCATTTAATTTAGCAAAAAATGGAAACCAAGCATATTCATCTCTAATACCACCATATATGTTTTGGAACATAATTTCTTTAGGTACTTCATCATATGGTTCACCTTCAAATGTATAACCAATCATTTTAGCTATTATACGTGGATGGTAAGCACTGTAATCAAATTCAACAAAAACATAATTATTTGGTTCAAATGACTCACGTGCGCTACCCTTAGGTAAAGCGGCGTAATTAACGCCATTAAATGCGTTTGACGGACGAGTAGTTAAATTATATAAATTGTATTGTGTATAAACTGTATTCCCGTAAATCGAATTATCTTTCCAAGTAGTTTCAAAATGTTTATTAAACTTACGTGAATCAATACCTATACCACTTTTTTCAATCTGGTAAAATACTTCAGTAAACGTATTTAAAAATTCGTTTTTATGATTAGTGTAAAATTTAGAAAAATATAATTTATCCTTTAAATGAGTATATATATTTTCCCATTTTTCATAATGTTTAGGTATGGGTATAAGTGAATTTAAATCATTTATATAATATTTTTGATTATTAAAATCAGTATGTACTTTAGTATCAAATTGTGATTCATCAACATAATTAGTAAAATTAATATCTAATAAATTATCACCTGATAGAAAATATAAATGGTATTTTTTATCTAAAACATAGACAGTGTCAATACTAGAAATAAATTCTTTAACTGTTTCCCAATCTAGCTTAAATGCTTCACTATGGTCTATAGGTAATATATAACCTTTATCTCCATCATTATAATACACCAAACATGGTTTAGTTAATGATGGATGACTATTATCATTTAATGTAGTGACATTAATAAAACAAGTATTGTTTTCTGGTTTACCTAAATGTTCAAGTTGTTCTTTTGTTTCGACTATATAAAACATAACCTTTATTATAGATTAAATATATAGTTAAAAATCTAGATAACCAAATCTTTATTTTAACAAACTATTTCTTGCGCTGTAAGTGCTCTATTAGTATTCGCTGTTACAACAAATGATCCTACACAAGATGTACTTGCTGCTGGACATGTTGTATTTGTACTTGCGCCATGGAAGTAAGTATCACCACCAGAACCTGGATTAACTGCGTTATCAGCTACTTGATAGTATATTGTTGTACCATTAGCTATACTGACAGGACCATATTTAACTACACAACCTGTACCCATAGCTGATCCTCTTCTAGTCCAGTTAACATTATCAGTTGAAGTATATAATGCCGCTCCACCTAGGAAAGTAACATCTGTTTTAGCGTAAATATTAACTGTAAATGTTGTTACAGCAGGTGATGTACTTGGAGTATTACTAATTGATTTACTTATTGAAATACTTGGTGTGACACTAGCTGCCGCTACTGATCTACTTGGTGTAATACTAGGTGTGTTACTAATAGATTTACTTATACTAATACTTGGTGTATTGCTTATAGATTTACTAATTGATATACTTGGTGTAACACTAGGTGTTCTACTTAGTGTAATACTAGGTGTTCTACTAATAGATTTACTTATTGATATACTTGGTGTTTTACTTATACTAGTACTTATTGATATACTTGGTGTAGCACTAATTGATGTTGATTTAGTGATACTAGGTGTTGGTGAAGGTGGAGTACAAGAAGTTTCATTAAATATCTTACCAGCATCAGTTGGATTGTCTCCAATATTCCAATAGCTTACACCATCAGATAAATATACAGCATACGGATTACTATTTTCACTAATTGGTATACTTAATCCTGGATCAGTGTATATGGTAGTTCCGTTTGATAGATTAGTCACATTAGGTAAAGTGTAATAAGTAGTTGTGCTTATTGTTGGATACCACCCACAAACTTCAAACCCATCATGGAAAACTGTATCGTTGCCATTAGCTAATAACCATGATCTATAAGATATTGTTGGTGAAGGAGTTACAGATGGTGTTCGAGTTGGTGTTATAGAAGGTGTATTGCTAAATGATGGACTAATACTAATACTTGGTGTATTTGATATTGAGTTGCTTATAGTGATACTAGGTGTTATAGATGGAGTATTACTAATAGATTTACTTATTGATATACTTGGTGTTACACTAACTGATATTGATTTAGTGATACTAGGTGTAACGCTTGGTGTTGCACTAATACTAATAGATGGAGTAACAGATGGAGTATTTGATATTGATTTACTAATTGAAATACTTGGTGTTACACTTGGTGTTGCACTAATACTAATACTTGGTGTATTTGATATTGAGTTGCTTATAGTGATACTAGGTGTTACAGATGGAGTATTACTTATAGAGTTACTAACAGTTATACTAGGTGTGTTACTAATAGAAGCACTTATAGTAATACTAGGTGTAACGCTTGGTGTTGCACTAATACTAATAGATGGAGTAATACTTGGAGTATTGGATATTGATTTACTAATTGAAATACTTGGAGTTGGACTAATTGATATGCTTGGTGTAGCGCTAATTGAAATACTTGGAGTAACACTTGGAGTATTACTTATAGAAGCACTTATAGAAATACTTGGTGTATTACTTATAGAGTTACTCACTGTTATACTAGGTGTTACAGAAGGTGTATTACTAATAGATGGACTAATTGATATGCTTGGTGTATTACTAATTGAGTTACTTATAGTGATACTAGGTGTTACACTTGGTGTAGCACTTATAGAAATACTTGGAGTGTTAGATATTGATTGACTAATAGAAATACTAGGTGTTGTACTAATAGAAATACTTGGTGTTACAGAAGGTGTGTTACTTATTGAGCTGCTTATAGTAATACTTGGAGTATTACTTATAGAATTACTAACAGTAATACTCGGTGTATTGCTTATAGAATTACTAACAGTTATACTTGGAGTGTTAGATATTGATTGACTAATAGAAATACTAGGTGTTGTACTAATAGAAATACTTGGTGTTTTAGATACACTTATTGAAGGTGTTTCACTTGGTGTTCCAGATATACTAATTGAAGGTGTTACACTTGGTGTTTTAGATACACTTATTGAAGGTGTTTCACTTGGTGTTCTACTTGGAGTGGCACTAATACTAATACTAGGTGTTATACTAGGACTAGCTGTTATAGATGAATTTATTGATGGTGTTATACTAATTGTTGGTGTAATACTAGGTGTTATACTAATACTTGGAGTAGCACTAATACTAATTGAAGGTGTTTCACTTGGTGTAACACTAACACTTATTGAAGGTGTTTCACTTGGTGTAGCACTAACACTTATTGAAGGTGTTTCACTTGGTGTAACACTTGGTGTAGCACTAATACTAATTGAAGGTGTTTCACTTAGTGTTACACTTGGTGTAGCACTGATACTAACTGAAGGTGTTATACTAGGAGATTTAGAAATTGATTTACTTAAAGTAACACTAGGTGTTCTACTAATTGAAGCAGATTTACTAATACTTGGTGTTTTTGATGGTGTTCTAGATATAGTAATAGATGGTGAAACACTAATACTAGGTGATAATGAAGATCCAATTGATGGACTTACACTTATTGAAGGTGTGGGACTTGAAGTTGGAGTTATTGTTATACTAGGAGTAGGTAATGATGAAACTGATAGATCAAGTTCTTCATATATTGGTACTTCTACCAACACTACTGGATTGGTTATAATTTCTAGTTCTAAACGTTCATTAATTAAAGTATATTGAAGGGGATCAGTTAAATATTTGTTTAGATTTATAATAGTTTTATTTGCATCTGCTATAGCGCGTAAGTTAGAATCTATAAGACCAGGTTGAATTCTAACATTATTTTTATATACATCATTTAATGGACCTGTTAATTTCCATCCTATAACAATAGCATTATATGAATTTAAAAAACTAACATCATTTCTATATTTGTTAAAATTAATAGCATTTAACTCATATATGTTATTTTCAGGTATTGTTGATGCCTTTAATTGAACTATATAACGAGGAAAAAATCCTAAACTATAATCAGTATCTGTTGGTTGAATGAAATCTGATTTTAATAAAACTGTAGCTAGATTTTGATTATAATGTTTATTATAAGCATTATTTGAGCCTAGAGTTTTAACTAAACTATTTGGATCTGTATTAATTGGTTTACGTGTATCATATATTCTAATAGATGCTATTGTATGTGTTTGACCAGTCCAATATCTATCTTTATCATCTTTATGATAAAATCCTTTATAGTAATCTCCCTTAGAGTCTACAAATTTAAACCCTTGGTCATATCCAGTCTCAACTATATTTGAAGGAGATATATTCATTTATTCTAAATATTTTATTTAACTGGTTTTAAACAACCTGATGACTCTGATCCTTGTTTACATTTACTTTCATAAATGATTTTATTTTTTGATATATTTTTAATATCAATTTCTTGTGAAAATTTTTCAACCGCTGTTATATCTATAAATGCACTAAAGGTTTCATTTGATTGTATTACATTTTGATTTACAGCATTTAACATTGTAAGATATAAATTCTGTAAATTAATAGATTTAACTATTGTACCATAATAAGTTACTGTATCAGGATTATCATCAATTGTAGTTAGATCATTTTTAATTTTCTCTCCAGCTTCATCTCCAAATATCCTAAATAAAAATATATCTGTAGATTTAAAATCTGATTCTTTTACAAAACGAGATTGATCTATGCTTTTTTTATATTTATCTGATCCAAGATCTTTTATAAAAAATCCTCTATAAAAATTTGTACCAGTTAATATTTCTGTTTGTAATTTCTGACCAGTATATACTGTCACTTCTTTTAATTCTGCTAATGTAGCGGGAAAATCAGGAGGTGGATTTTGACTTGCTTTGTTAAACCATAATGTAAGATATTCATCAAAAGTTAATGCTTTAGTAGTACTTGTTAGAGCGTTGAATATATACACAGCATCATCTGCTTTTACTCTATCAAAACTTATAGTACTTGAAGTTAATTTTTTATTTCCTTCTAAAAATGGTTCTTTTAAAGTTGGATTATTATCACCTATTGTTCTAAGAGTTTGATAAACTAAATAATCAGCCATAGCAAAAACCAAATATGAGTTTCCTTTTATTTGTGTTTTAATCTGTTGTATTACTTGTTTTAATTTATTTTTATCAATAGAAAGTTCAATCGCTTCATTATCTAATAAACACATTTGTGTTTTTAAAGTTGTTATCCAATCATTACTTTGTAAAGAATGAGATATACCTGTGATTATAAAACCAACATTAGAGTTATAATAACTTCTAGGTAACATGTCTTTATCAATTCTAAAAATTTGACCAATAATAAATCCTCCTATCCCGTCTAATGTGAGTTCAAGTTCAAAAGGTATAATTGATTTGAAATTAACATCTTTACCATTTATTTGATAATGGAAAGTTTTTAATAAATTAGAAGCATTACTAGTTTCTATTTGTTGTGGTATTCTTGTTTCTCTAATTCCTTTAGGATTAGCAGTAGATACATTATATTTTGTAGTGTAATCTCCTAATATTTTTTTATTTATATAACCTGTTAATATTGATACATTATTATATATGTTATAATAATATAATGTATTAGCTTCTATTTCCTTTCCATCTTTATCTAAAATACTGCTATTTCCAGCTGTTTCAGATGTTGATATATCTAAATTATTTTTAATTCTATCACTTAATCCTTCATTAAAATAAGTTTGTGTTGAAGCATAAATATCACCTAAATTTTTAACATTTCCTGATGAACCAGCGGCTATACCAATCATAGTTGATTGTTCAGAAAATATACGAGAATTAATCTTAACATCTCGACATATGCTTTTTAAACCAAATGTATCAAACATGAATTTACTACTAGCGCCCTCACCTGTCTCTAAGTACTTAGCATCAATTATCTGGATAATATTTCTATTAGTGTATAATTTGAAGTCATTTATTCCACCTAAGGCAAATGATATGTCTTCTAGTAATTCTGTTAATAATTTAGTTATATCTACTCCATTTTCTCCGCCTGAATATTTTCTATATACTTCTAATATTTTGCCTATAGAAATATATATATTTCCTATTTTTCCTACACTAACAACTTTATAACCATCTTTTTGTTTAATAGTATCTTGTTTATAAAAGGAAGGTAAGACATATGATGAACCTGCTTTGTAAGAATTTAAAGCAGGATCAAATGTAAATCCATTAAACATTAAAGGGTTAAATCCACGATCTTGTTGATCTGTTGTTGATTCACTATCTGTTATAAATGTAGCTAAATCATTGCTTATCAAACATATTGTAGGATCAATACTAACACTATCCTCACTCATTAAACAAGTTGTTTCTTCTGGTATTACTAGGTAAAGTAAAGGATCACCTGTTTCTTTATTTCTAGGTATAAAAAATCTATTAAGTATAACTATGAATGTTTTCATATTCATGTATTCTATACCTGTACCGTCTGTTGATGCCTCAGATAACCTAACTAAACCTAAACCAGCTATACTTAAATTAAAATTTCTATCAACAAATTGATCACCCATGTCAAATTTGTATTTGATTTTTTGATCTTCCAAATTAGACTTAATAGAATTATATGTTTCAGAAGCATAAGTATCAAATTTATCTAACTGAGCTTGAGCGTCTTCTGAAAGAGTAGGAGGAGGTGTATTTGGATCTTCTGGATTTGGTTTTGGTACTATTTGTTGTCTGATTTCTCCATCAGGATTTGTTATTTCACTTTTATTAATAGCGGCCTTAATTGTTAAGAATATTCGTTCAAATAATGTGAAAATAGGAGAACTTGATCCAACTGTTGTTCCATCAATATTAACAGGCGCAGGAGGTGGTGTGCTACCTAATATAATATTAGGGTTAGAACTAGCTTTTATTGTTTCTAAAACTTCACCTCTAGATATTAATATAGTTGTACAACGATATCCACCATTAGGCATTAATTGCCATGAGAAATTTTTTACAAGTCCTAAAATAGCATCATAATTACCTTTAGATTTTGATACAAGTTCATCAATTTGACTATAAACATAATCTTCAGTTTCTGCTTTAAAAGCATCTATAGTATTAAGATCAAAATTTTTTATTGATATATTATCAGGATATTTATTTATATCATTAGCGACACCATGATCTAGATATTGTGACCATCCCCATTCTAGCATGACTGAATAGCCTGGTCTCATATATAGAAGTTCTATTTCTTCTAATTGATGTTTATCCCAACAGTAATATTCAACAGTAGCTTCTCTTAATGAACCATAAGCACTTTTATTAGTAACATTTAATGATGTAATACCAGGCATTGGTCTTAAACCTAATGGTCTATCTAATGTGGTTCCTGTGTTAGATATTCTATCTATATTACTACCATACACTCCATCTGTTTTATTTACTCCTCTTCTGAGAGAAAATGTATCATCTCCTTCTTTACCACTGTTATATAAAGTACCACCTTCTAAAATATATTTTTTAGCTAATTGATTACCTGTATATAAACATTCTACTTTTGGTTTATTTGTTGTTGGATTAATAATATCTTCACCACTGCTGTTTTTTATTTTTTTACAACCATAGTCAGCATCAACAAATGATACCATTCTAACCCATGAATTTTTTCCAGCTGCAAAACGAAGAAAGTTGCTATCTCTAGGTAATGTACCTATATTAAAAATAGGATTACCTTTTTTATCTTTAACACCAGAATCTGAAGTTTGTGAAATAATTTTTTCACGAGCTTTAAGCTGAGCTGCTATTTCAGGTTTAAGAGTACTTTTAAATATTGACATAACACTTTTTAATTATTTAGTTGCTCAAAATCATTTAATATTTGGTTAATATCAGTAGGTATTCTTAACTGATAACCAAGAGTTGGATATAATGAATCATTTGGCAAATCTGGATTAGCTGTTGATAGTATCCACCATAATGTTGAGTCACCATAAAATTGGTAAGCTAAATTATCTAATCTATCCCCACGCATTGTGTAAAGATAAACATCGGTTTCAGATAATGGTACATCTGGATATTTAGTTGATGAACGATATCTGATTACCTTTGGATCTTGCACCGTAGGAGTAGTTAGAAGTATATTATTATTATCATAGCGATCCATGATAATAAATATGAATTTAATTGGGAAATTTGACTAGTCCAAATATTTGTTAGTAGGCAAATTATACGCTGCTTTATCACGAGTGATAAACGGTACTTTAGATAATGTGTCTTTGTATGCTCTACGAGGTAAGAATGTATGTATTGGTTTAAATGATAAAGCTACCTTAATATGTTTAGGTGTCTCATATTGACCAACATCAGAACCATTTTCAGGATCATTTAAAGCTATTTCCCAATGTGTATCTAGAAATCCACTTAATTTAATATCAGTGAATACACCTGGTTGTCTATATAAATAATCACCAACTGTTAAGTAACCTATATTACCTCTCATTTTTAGTTTTTCGCTATAGTCAGGAGCAAATGTAGACATTAAATAATTTAACTTTTGATATAATGGTCTCATTTCCTCAGGAGAATGAGCATACATTGTAAATGATACACTTATATCTCTTGTAAAACCATCATATACATAAAATTCCTCACCTCTACCCATGTAACGATATGGATTCCATCTAGCACTCATTCCATCATTAAAATCATCAATATATGCTCTAAACGCTAATACATCTGTACTAGTAGATGAAACATTATTATTTAAAAATTCAAGTCTAAATTTAATTATATCACGACCAAATTTACTTTCACCATTTACTTCACTATTTGATCCACTTGAATAAGTGAATAAACCAGGAGTTTTTGAATTAGCATCTGAGTTTGTTGCTAGTGAATTGCCGTAAAAAGTTCCGTTATTTAGTATACTTATAGCATTTATAGAATCTACATTTCTATTGATTGGATTTTTACTTCCACGTGATATACCTATTCTACTTTCAATATTAAAATTAGACTCATTATTATTAATAGATAGGGGAGAGTTTTTTAACTGATCTTTTAAAGAACTATTTAATTCAGCTTGAGGAGCTATACTAATTTGACCATTAGTTAATGGTGTAAATCCATTTAGATTTTTTTCAGCTCCTGGAGTTAGAATACTTTTACCTATAGTAGTTCTAACATTAGTTGTATTAATACGGGTTTGACCAATCCCATAGACAGAAGAAGCTCCACCATCATATGTTAATAAATTAGTAACTCCATTATCATTATTGTTAATGATAGATAGATAATTCATTAATCTATTAGGATTTTTACCATAATAATCACTATCATAAAATCCTTTAGAAAAACCAATAACATCTCCTTGAAGTATATTATTGTCGTTAGTTATTTTTTCATAATTATAACCTTGAATAGTACTACTATCTCCTCCTAAAAATCCAACTCCTCCAACAGGTGTTAAACCATGTCTTATAATATGGCCTCCTATAGCGTTAAGTGGTATTTGAGCTAATGTATTAATTCCTAAGTTATAAGTGCGTGTTGGACCAATTTTATTAGCGTAATTATTAGCTACAGTTGAAACTGTATTAATAGCATTAGCTGCTTTGTTCACTAAACTTGAAGATGATCTTACATTTAGTTTTCTTAAATTGGTATTAGATATAGGTCCGTTATTAGCAGGCAGTTCAAGTTCTGGATTTGATTTTTGTAATCCAACTTGTTTAATTATAAATAAAGCGCCTCGTCCAGATGCATAAAATTTACTTATACGTGCTGTGTCTCTAACAGATGCTAAAGTTGTATTTAATATACCACCACGTATTAGGCCATCACCATAATCATTGAATCTAATAGCAGGTATTTCTGGTTTGCTATTGAAATTTTGATTGTAGTATTTAGATAAATCAGACCAACTGTTGTTTAAGTTTAGAAATGGCATCTATTGCTTTTGGTTTTAGTATCTTCCTTCTTTAGGACCTTTATTTTTATAAACAGCATTAGTACCACCTAATGATGGATAAAATGGATTACTATTTGTGTCTAATGAAGATGGTGGAACAAATACTGAAAATCTTCCAGTTCCATATTTTCTACCTGATATTAAATCTTGAGATGATTTTAGTATGTTATTACTAGCTAATGCTTGGATATCAGAAGTACTTAATTGACTTACATTTTCAAAATTAGGTCCTTGTTGACCTCTTAATCCATATCTACTAAATTCTAATCTTTTATCAAGACTAAATGTTTTTAATACATCATAATTAGCAGGTGTTGTACCATTTATATCTAATACTGATGTTGGAACTGTAGTTCTATTTGGAGATTGTCCATATGTTCTTCCAAGTTGTAAATCTTGAGAGGATACTAAATTATTATTTCTAGCTAAAGCTTGAATATTTGATGTGAAACGTTGTGTTTCATTTTCAAAATTAAGACCTGGTTGTCCATTTAAGCTAAGTGTACTATCTTTTAATTTATCAAATAATGCCATGATACTATGTTTTATATAAATATGTTATATTTTTGTTATTTAAATGAGCTATTTTGAGTTCCAAATAAATCAGATGCGGTGTTATATTCCATAATGGTTTTACCACCAACATTTAGATTAATAGGTCGAACAGCTAATTGATTTAATAAGTCTGTTGTTTTTTTCTCACTTTCTTTAGCGGAGGCTGTTTCTTGTTTTTTACGTTCTTCAGATTCATTTAATACACTAATTAAACTACCAACTCCACCAACTACAGCTCCAATAGCAGCGCCCCATGGCCCAAACATCATACCTACACCAGCTCCTGTCGCTGCCCCTCCTAAAACACTAACAGTATCTTTAGCACCTCCTTCCTCCATTCCTCCAGCCGCGCTAGATAAAGCCATTCCTCCTACCCCAAGTCCCAATCCTACACCCATAGCTTTAGGTGAAAATGCTCCAAATCCTCCTTTACCAGCTCCAGGAGTGACAACAGATGATGGACCTCCAGCTCTTGTAAGTGTTAAACCTCTTGATGAAGTTATTGAATTTGAAGCTACAGGTCCCATTCCTCCTCCCATTCTAGTCATACTAATATCTTTAGTAATCATAGGATTAAGGATAGTACCTTTTAATAATTTAAAAGACATTAAAGCTAAAGGTAATCCTAACAATGCAGCTCCTAAAGCTGTACCTAAAGCTCCTCCAGTCAATGCTCCAAATCCTTCTACTAGTTTTAATACTCCACTAAGTGATTTTTCTATTAAATGAAAAAACGCGAGCATTGGTCCTGATGTAATTTTACGAATAACATCTCTTAATTTATCAAATATTTCTTTTTGTTCTTCAGCTAAACTTTTTTGTTCAAGACTTTGTTTAATAGACTCAGACATTGTTATACCATGTTCTGTAGCATATTTAAGTTGTTCTTCTGCTGATGCTGATACTTTGTCTCCTAATTTGGCTTCAAATTCTTTTTTACGAAGCATATCACCCATTTCATTCACACCCATTCCAAATACTTCAGCATATGCTTTTCTTTGAATAACATTCATTCTTTCAAAATCATGAATATTACCTACTTGTTCTACTATTGCTTCAGTTAATTTAGCTGTATCACCAGATAAAGCAGCAGATCTAGCTTTTTCTAAGTTAATTGCTTTACCTGTTAGTAGTTCTGCTTTAAGTTCAGATTCAATTGATGATTCAAAATTAAGTAATGATTCACCAATTTTATCTACTTGTTCTAGTGTTAAACCTAATCTATCGGCTTGCATTACAGCTTCAACTAAAGCAGCTGTATTACCTTTGAATTTAGTTAAAATTTCACCACTTACTCCACTTACTTTTTTAAGTACATTTTGATAGCTTATAGCACCTCCAAATTGTAATTTTTGTTGTGCCGCTGTTTTAATAGTAGTGTTAAGAATAAAACTAGCGTCTTTATCTTGTTCTTGACCTAACTCTTCTAATTTACCTGCTTGTTCAGCACTTAAACCATAAAAATGAGATAGACGAGCAAATGCATCTGCACTTTTTTCACTAAAAGCAACTGTTGTACCTAATGCTTCATTTAATGCTAAATTTGATTCAAGTAAACGTTTTCCAGTAACAAAAGAATCATGAACTGAGCTAGCATAATTGGAGTAGTTTTTATATAAATCATTTGATGCTTCTTTATTCATTACTAACTGTCGTCCACTCTTAGTTAGCATTTCATCATGCTCTTTAGCTAAATCAAATATTTTTTTATAAAAAGCAGCCATTAATGTAAGTTGCAATAATGGATCTTTTAAGCTTTTTGTCATTTGACCAAATATATTTGATGCACCTGCTCCAAACGCTTTATATGAATTTTCTGTTTTTTTAGCGTTTATATATATAGCTTCAGTAACTTTTTCAGCATCAACTAATTTATTAACAAAAGGTATATCTTTAATACCCTCAAATATTTTAGATGTTAAACCAGCTGTTTTTTCTAATTTTTTAGCTTCAGCAACTTGTTCTTGTAGTTGTTGAATTTGAGTATCAGAATTTTGTATAGAATCACTTTGTATTCTAAGTTCTTCTTGATTAAATTGTACTCCTCTATCTTTAAGTATATTAAATTTTCTAGCATTAAGAACTTTTTCTCTTTCTATTATTTCTATTTGCTTTTGAATATCTTTACTTTTAATAGATCCTGTGTTTAATTTCTCAGTATTTTCTACTAAATCAAAAGCTTTTTTAGATAATAAATTATAACTTTTAACTAATTCTTTTGTTAAAGCAACATTAGCGGGTAAATCATCTTCAGAGATTTCTTTATGATTTTTAGCCATTTTAGCTAGACTAGCAGCCATTGACTGAAAAGAGTCTTCTAGTGTTATTGAAAGTTCTTCAATTTTTTGCAGTCTATTTAATTCCTCTTGAGTTGGTAATATTGGATCTCCCATTTAAGCTAGTTTATATCGGGTATAAATATTAAAAGCGCCTATTTTTTAGGCGCTCTTACTTTTGTTGCAAAATCTGGTATTGGTAATGGTTCTCGAGGTTTTTTACTTGGACCTAATGTTTCAGTTTTCTTAGCATTACCGTATTTTTTATCCATTTCTTCTTGTTGTTTTTCATTAGTTTCAATTAATTTTTGTAAATAAAATCTCCTATATCTTATAGGCATATTATATACTTCATCATGTATGAAACCACCATTACTGTGATAACAAAGTAGAAATATTTCGTCTAGTATTATTTTCTTATACTCCGGAGTCAGGCCAAAAAAAGTTAACTCCTATTGGTAAGTCAACGCCCTCCACTACGTCGCCATTAGATCTGGTTATATCAATTTTCATATTAACATCGGGCATTACTTTATTAATTTGTTCACGTAATGCTTTAACATCTCTAGCTAACATATTATCACAAAATTCTCTGATGTTGGCTTGATCTCTATCTCCATTAACTGCTACAATAGTATGTTTTAAACGAGTTGTAACATCATATGCGCCTTGAGCGTTAATTTTTTCTAGTCCTTTAATTTCTTTTTCTATTTTATTTTCATCATTATGATTTAATAATTTAAAAGTAACTGTCACTTTTGAAAAAGGTAATTGTAGACTAAATTCATTTTTACCTGGAGTATATAATGATTCATCTAATAATTTAGCTTCAAGTAATGTTAGGTCAACTATTGTTTTTTCAGTTGTTCCTGTTTTTGGATCAGTGAATAAAATTTCATAATCTTTACCATAACCTAAAATACGAGCAGCTATTAATATAGCATTTTTATCTCCATTTAATAATTCTTTATAATCAATAGGTGTTACAATCATTGATTGTAATAACTTATCAATTACAGTACCATTTTTAATAAAGTTAGCATTAGATAAAATATCTTCTTCTTTTGCTGTCATGTATTTCATCTCAATAACTCCTTTTGATAATGGTGATTCTGGAGGGTAGATTAAACCTTTAGAAGGTAAGTCAATTTGTTCTGTTGGATATTTGTAATTTTGTTCCATAACGTTGTATTTGTTTTATATATATAAATATATAAAGATAAAAAAAGCCGTCCAAAAGGACGGCTCTTTAAAATATATTGAATATTTTTAGTAATTCAAAATACAATAATCCATTGCTATTGTAGTATTGATAGTTACATAAGCTTCGTTAGCCCAATCATATTCACCAAAGTTAGCTTCTTTAACATAAGCTCCTTTAATAATCCACTCACCTACTACATCACCTACAGGACCTAAGATATCTAAGCGTATATCTTTTTTATAGAAATCACTATATCCATCTCTACCTGTTACTGATTCATGTGCTAAACGAGCCCATTCCATTACTGCTTGAGCACCACTTGGAGTTACAGGATCGTATAATTCTAAAGTCATGTCATTCCATCTAACTTTACCTTTTACTTTACGGTAAACATTTATATGGTCTAATATAACCTCACCAGCGTTGAAAGAAGGTGAAGATGCTTTTTTGATTAAATATGAAGGGATACCATCGATGTACATCAAAAAGCGATTTTGAACTTTAGGTTCAAACGCTGTGAACATGATTTCTGTTGGGTCTAATACTGCCATTGTCTATTGTTTAATATAAATATTAATAATTATTATTTCTATGCAACTGGTTGTTCAGGTTGTTTTTTATCTTTATCGTCAAGATCTGATTGCATTTTATTTAGGTAGCTCATTACCATTTTATAGTTTTGATTACTATCAAGACCACTTAATTGACTACCTTTTTTGTTTTTTAACCATTTCATAAGTGCTTCAATTACACGAGAATAATCTTTAGCATTTGAAATAGCAGAAGCTAATTTAGTTAAAGAAGAAGTAACGCCCGCAACCGCTGAATCAGCGGATGCGTCGTCTTCAAATTCTTTTAGTTTTATTTTACTCATTTATTTTTTTATTTTATTATGAACCAAATTCTACACCAGTTGGTAAGATGTTGAAATCAAGTAAGATAAATTCTGCTGTACGAGTTGGTTGTAAGTAAATTTGACCTACTAATTGATTTCTATCAATTACATCTGGAGTGTTATTTGTATCATCCATTACTACTTTGAACGCATATAAACCTTGACGTTGTTGTACACTTTCTAAGTATGGAGTTGCTTGAGATAAGAAACGATTACGAGTGATTGTTGTATTTTGTTCAAACACTAATGTTTTAGCAATATCACCTATGTAACGTTTAAGAGCAATTAATAATCTACGAACGTTAATTCTATCTAAAGCACTTGATTTTTGTTGTAATGTTTTTTGACCAAAAGCTGTTACACCTACATTAGGGAAAGTAGCAATTGGATTAACTTTAGCAGCATATAAATTATCACGATTTGTTGGAGATAATTTTCTTTCTGCTTGAATAACACCACCTAATCCACCTCTGTTAAGACCTGCTGGAGCGAACCATTCAGCACTTACACTATCATTGAAAGCATAAACACCAGCCATTACTGTTGAAGCAGGTACCCAAACTAACTTTCCAGTTTCTTGAGATACAACTTGAACCCAAGGCCAATAAGCACCTGCATAGTTAGTATCCATACCAGCAGCTACATTAACTGGGGTTCCAATAGATGAATTATAAACTGTTAAGTCAGTAATATAAAAGAAATCACCTCTGTTTTCAGCATTTTGAATAAAGCTTGATACAGCTGATGAGTGTTGATTTTGGATCAAACCTGGTGTTACTAATAATTCATAATCATATTCATCTTTATTAGATAAAATATTACTTGCTGTTACATAATTACTAGCTACTAAACCTTGAGTTGAAGCACCAATATTACTAAATAAAGTATTACCAATAAGTGGAATATCGTTACCTACAGCGAAATTAAATGAACCACCATAAGAACCACTACCAGCAAATGGTAATGAAGCTGAATAACTAGTGCCTGTACCATCTACAGCAACACCACCGGCGTTGTTAAAATAATTTGGAGTAGTTTTGTTAACTGATTTCACTCTTACATAGCGACTATTATTTGGATAGTCACCAGATATTTTAATATAATAACCACCCATATCAGCGTCATACTGAACTGTTTTGGATTGGTTACCTAATACTAGTTCAATGTAGTTTGGTTGATTTGGATCTAGAGAAACGTTTGTATATGTTTCTAAAATTACAGGAGTATTTGTGTTATCATCACCACGACGAACTAATAAAGTAAATGTACCACTACCTGAGTTTACATTTCTTACTTCCCATCTTACATTTTCTTGAGATCCACTTTCTAATGAACCGTTACTTAAAATAGAACCACTATTATCAGCCATATCGCCATAATTTAGTGTTTCTAAAGTGAATGAAGATACTGAATTACTACCTGATATCATTACACTAGCTGAAGCTGGTGTAAATGAGCTAGTCACTACTCTTGTTACTAATATACTAGTACCACCTTGTTGAAAATAGTTAAATGCTGCTATTGAAGTTAAAAATTCATAAGAAGCGCCACCACTGATAAATGAACCGCCGAAGCGATTTACATAATCACTATATGATCTAACAACGGTAGGTATGTTAGGTTGTCCTTTAACAGTTGGGCCAACTAAAGCTAAACCAACTGAAGGAGGTAGCTGAGTTATTTGTGATAAGTCGTTCTCTCTTGTGAGAACACCTGGGGAAATTAATGTTTCTTGCGCCATGTTTAAATTAGATTTTGTCTATTGATAAATATATAAGTTATATTATAAAACGAAGAAACCCCGTCATTACTGACGAGGTTCTTCTATATTAACTCCTAACACCTAACAATACATATTGTTAATTTATTTCTCCTGTATCAATATTAATTGTACCAGGACCATATTTTTCAGTTAATTTATTAGCTAATTTACCTTCTTTATCTGCTATGATTTTTTGGTAATCTAATAAACGAGCTTTTTGTAATTCTAATTCACCTAATTCTAAAGCTAAATTATTATATTCTTGTTTAACTTCTTTAACAGATTGAAGTTCATCAGCTTCTAGTTTTTTAATTTCACTCATATATTATTTTGATTTTTTTACTGCTTTTTTAGCTGGGGCTTTTGCAGCTGGTTTAGCTGTTGATTTAGCAATTGATTTTTTTACTTTTTTAATTTCTTCTTTAACTTCAGCTACAACTGCTTCTACTTTAGTTTCAATCACATCAGGAATGTTGTTGTGGTTAGTGTCAGCAATTTTACCTTTTTTTGTAAGGAAAAAAATAAGAGCAGCGGCGAGTACTAATACAATAATAATGGTTAACATATTTTTATTTTTTGGTTTACATATATAAATATATAATATTTTTAGAAAACAACCAAATCTTTATTTTAACAAACTACTTCTTGCGCTGTAAGTGCTCTATTAGTATTCGCTGTCACAACAAATGATCCTACACAAATTGAACTTGCTGATGCTGGACATGTTGTAGTTGTATTTGAGCCATGTAGATAAGAATTATTGGATGGTGGGGTACCAGTGTTTGCAGCTACTTGATAGTATATCGTTGTACCACTAGCTATACTAACAGGACCATATTTAACTACACAACCTGTACCCATAGCAGAACCACGTCTAGTCCAGTTAACATTATCAGTTGAAGTCCATAATGCAACTGTGGTTGCAAAAGAAGTAGCTGTTTTAGCGTAAATATTAACTGTAAATGTTTGTACTGATGTACTAGGTGTTTTACTAGGTGTGTTAGTTGGAGTATTACTAAATGATGGACTAATAGATTTACTTACTGTTATACTAGGTGTTTTACTAGGTGTGTTACTAATAGATTTACTAATTGATATACTAGGTGTGTTACTAATTGATTTACTAATTGAAATACTTGGTGTTACACTAG